ATTTGTTTAGCTACAGCATGGGAGAAAGGTAACTCTATACTAGGGTCTCTATGTCCTGGAATCCACGCTTGTCTTCTCCAAGCAGGATATGTATACTTAGTTCCATCAGCTCCATACAACTCTTTTCTAGTGCATAACTGATTACACCCTACCATAACATTTCCTTTGTAGTACATCATGTACCAACCACACTTATCATAGTAAGCTTCCATGTCTTGATAACAAGTTTGTAAATCTACGATAAAACATTGTATGCGAAGTTGCATAATATCGTAAAACTCATCAGTTGTTAACTCACTCCACGGTTTTGCCTTGTACTGCAGCGCCATAACTTTCTCCTTCTTGAACTCTTTTCATAGCTCGTTTTGCTGTTTCTTTTGCAGACCTGTATTCTATACATTTACTGCATGTTAGACAGGGTCTATTATCTACTGGATTATGGCAAGTCCAAATCATATCTAGTAATTTAGGATAGCTACTCGCTACCATACCAAATATTTCTGCCTTTGTTAGAAACTCTAACGGAAATGCCCATATTGGTAGATTTTTCATTTTTCTTATCTTTACTCCAGAGAGTTCATACTGCCCTGTCCATCTTGCTAGTAATACTCTTTGAAGTTGTCTTACTTGTACTCTTTGCTGAAGACTATCTTCAGAGTTAGTACCTGTTATTATATACTTTATACCCCATTGTGGATTTCCTAATATTAGTCTTACTGTTAAGTCTAATCCTGCGTCTGTCACATTTGCACTTTGTTTACTCATTGGTACAGTATTTACATACTCAAAATGTGGAAATCCAAAATATTCTGCCTGTCTTTTTGACGCTATTGTCATTTGTTCTACTGCACTATTATGATTTATAGATATTGATACTACTAATGGAGTCAATCCTTTTTCTTTTGCCCATACTACAGCTGCAGCAGACTCTATGCCACCGCCTGAAAATATGATACTATCAATATCTGAATTTTCTAAAATCTTCTTGGTAGACTTCATATACTTTCTCTCTTAAACTTGTTGACCATAATATGTCTTTGCCTTCCATTTTAGGACTTTCTGCAGAGTTATTTCTATGCATTGGAGGAAGCTTTATGTAATCCCATATAGTCATTTCTTCTAGTTTAAATACTTTTACAGGACTTCTAACCCATCTCCATTGTGGTTGAAATAGTAAACTGGGTATATCATTTCTGTTATAATAATATCCTAGTATAAGTTCTTGCTTATCTTTATCACATGCCTCTTCCCAGTTTCCTAGGTCAAGTCCATCTATTGTTCGATTACCCCATTCATAAAATTCTTTTGTAGTCAAGCCTACTCTAACACAATGTTTCCACATACTTTCAAATCTAGTATATGGATTTCTTACTTGTGTACAGTATGTATAATCTCTAAAGGTAAGTGCATACTGGTCGTATGTTGCATGTTGATTCCATAAGTTAGGAGCAATAAATGTTTTCCAACCATGTACCCAAGTTCTATTTAAATGTTTACCACCTACTTTGGCTTGCATAGCTTTTCTAACAGATGTTCCACCGCATTTCGGTATATGAACATATATTAGTTTTTCATCATGCCAAATCATAGAACTTCTCAAACTTACCCATACTGTAATCACCACCTATATCAAAGTCACACCCTATCGGAGCGCCTGGTATAGATAGTCCTCTATCTGCTTGTACAAACTCCAGTAATTTTTTGCTGTATAGTTCTACCTCATCTTTCGGAACTTCTGCAAGTATGGAGTCATGAACAAGTGCGAATATCTTAGACTTCATACCTGTCTTGATTATATACTTCTGCATATCAATAGCTCCTAGTAAGTTGACATCTGAGGCTACTGACTGAACAAGTGCGTTTACACCAGACCTAACCTCATGTGATGCAATACCTTTATCACTACTAAATACATTTGGCAGTCTTCTCTTTCTGCCGAAATGACTGTATATAAATCCATTTGCCTGTATAAACTTCTGTGTATTAGATAACCATGCTTTTAGTTTTGGAAAAGCCTCGAAGTAATCATCAATGACACCCTTTGCTTCTGCAGGACTAAAGTATTTGCCAGAGTCCTTGGTAACTTGCTCACTGATTTTTGCAGGGCCAGCTCCATACATGATACCGAATGTTACGGCTTTTGCCTGTTGTCTTTCGATACTGTAATGTTCAGCGACATCTTCGACCTCACATGGCAGTCGAAACACTTGTTTCGCAATCGTTGAGTGAAAGTTTCCTCCATCTTTGAAGACTTTCATCAAGTTCTTATCATCTGCCAATACTGCGGCACAATATACCTCTGCTGTTGTCAAGTCCATTGCCACGATTACATTGCCCTCTTTGGCTTTGATACAACCTTTGACAGTTGGATTATCTCTTGGAAGCTGTTGCATATTCAGTTTACCACTACTACTCAATCTACCACTAGTTGTTCCATGTAGATTGAAGTTTGTTCTCAGACGACCGTCCATGTCTAAGTTAGGAATAATCTTGTCTAAGTAAGTAGTCTTAATCTTTACCTTTTGTCGAACTTCCAAAATCAAAGCAGGAATCTCATGGTCTTCTGCAAGTTTCTGTAAACTTTCCGCATCTGTACTATCTGCTCCAGTACCCGTTTTCTTACCCGTTGGGGTTAGACCAATATAGTCAAATAAAAGACTTCGTAATTGTACTGTTGAGTTTGGATTGAACCCGCCCTTAGCTTTGATAAATGCTTTGACTTCAGGATAGCTTTGTAGTTTTTCTACTGCATTGTCTATATCTTCTTGCATTATCTTCTGTGCTTTCTCTAATCGGAAACTATCGAACGGCACACCATTATCTTCTACTTGTGAAAGAAATCTGCAACCTTCAATCAATATATTTTTATATACCCATGTAAGTTTCTCATTCTTTACAATTGCTTTCTCAAATTTTTGAAACAATAGAAATGTTACTATTGCGTCCATCGCAGCATAGTGTACCATTACATCAAAAGGTATCATACTATAATCGAATGAAGCCTTCAGTATGCCTGTGCGTTTTCTAAAATCTGTAATCCATGTATCAAGTTCTGCCTCATAATCACCGTAGTCTGTATGTTTGAGTGCGAGTGTTTTCAGACCATGTGTGCCTGGGTTCTCATCAAACATATAATGCATTAGCATTGTGTCCTCAAATCTAGGAAACTTGAAGTTGAAATGATACTGAAACCATTGCAAATCAAATTTAGCATTATGAAATACTACTCTCTTTTTATCAAATAGTAGTTGCATAAGATGTTCTGCTCTCTCATCTATTGCATCGCAATCTACATAAACGCCATGCTCTGGCTCATAACTCATTGAGAAACCTAACATATAACCATCTCTACAATACAACGCTGATGTCTCAGAGTCAAGTGCGATAAAGTCATAGTCTGAGTTTAGTGCGTTGTCTAAGAATACATATAGGTCTCTACTATCTGTGATTCCATAACATTTGTCCTCTGGAATCTTTTTCTGTGTCAATTCTCCGCTTACGTACTTGTGAATGTCCTCGATGGCTTCCTCGATTGCTTTCTTTGCCTCTGGTTTGAACTTCATCATAGCAGGGTTGAGTAATGGCAAAAACTTATCATCAATTATTTTTCCATTGTACTCTGTTATTGATGTCTTTTTTGTAAAGAATTTGAAAGCGTCAGAACCTACAAGAATGAGGTAATCGTACGCACTTTCATCTATTTCTATATCAACATCTTTTTTGAGAATTTTTCGTTTGCTTGAATCACTACATAGAGCAAATCTATCGAACTCAAACTTAAAATACTTATTGTAATTTATACTACTCGGTGTAGTTTCAACTAATGCTATCGCCATATAATTTTCCTTTTAATCTGTTTATTTCTTCTTTTACTAGATTGCCTGGGTCTATATTATCTCGTAGTTTTACTACTCTTGCAGACATCTCTAGTTTCTCAGCTAAGTCTTTTGCTTTCTCAGCTGCTTGTCTTCCCGCCTCGTCCCCATCAAACATAATATCTATCCCTTGAACTCCTTGAAGTTTGAGTAGACTTAGTTTGACCCAACTCACTTGCTGTGTACCAAAACAGCACACAGTATTCTTGAGACCTTTGTCCCAAAGATTGAGAGCATCAAATATGCCCTCAACTAATATAACTCTATTTTGAATAGGTTTTACCTTTGCTGGACAGAACGGCATCTCCGCTCCTGTTGGGTAGATATAGTACTTGTTCTTACTAAAATCGTCCAGACTTCTACCTATCAATGAAACTGTCTTTCCTGTTATGTCTCGAATAGGAAAGATGATACGATTCTCGAATTGGGGTACATTCCAAGTAAACGCGTCCCATATACGCAAGGTCTCCTCAGATATGTTTCGAAAACCGCCACCTCTCCATTCCAGTCTGTCTTTTGGGAGTTGTATGCCGACAGTTTCGCTTTTAACTTTTTGTATCTTTTCTTTTATTCTATGCACTCTTACTTCTAGTGGACTAGATGGTGCGCCAAAGTAGCTGAATAGATTGCCTTTGAAACCACAAGAAAAACAATGAAATATTCCTGTGACTCTATCGACTCTCATAGATGGGTTGTTATCATCATGCTCTGGATTCAAACAATGTATCTTTGCGTCTTTCCCACTAATGAGATAATGTATTCCTTTCTCTTTTAATAAATCTTCAGCTATCATAATTACATATATTATATCAAAATTTTAAGTTTTTGTCAAGAACTATTTTCCACATACTTGGCTTTTACATTCCAAGTGTAGCCCTTTCTAGTTATTGTATATTGTCCTCCGTGGCACTTAATTATATCCTTGCCTGTATATTGAGCTACAGCTACCGCTGCTGTACCACAACTTTGGACATATCCTACCCCTTCCTCATGTACAACCATAAATACACTATCACCCTCACTATCCCAACATATTATTTGATTCTGATTCATAGAATCATCTATGGTATCTACAATTGAGTGTGTTATGAAATCTTGTCTTCTCCAACAATCTATATGATTTGGAGCATCTTCTTTTCCAGCAGGGTATGTTGGAGCAAG